GTATGTGGCTGTTCACCGGGGCCCCCTGGAACGCGATCCAGGCCCGCAACAAAGTACACTCGATCGGAGTAGTGCACATTCAGTTAACGTCTGAGAGACGGGTGTTTAACGTGTACCACACAAACCAACTCAAAAGTCAATGTCATAGGGCAATGCACAAATAGTGCAATTGCATTCCGTGACAGTAGTGGCGGTGATTGCAAATGTGATTGTCCCAACAGCAGATGTAGGCCGAAAAGTCCAATAGGCCATTGCGATTGTGCTACCAGCACCAATCACCACATTGTTATAGACAGCGGTGGCAGCACTGTATGTCGGAACAATAGCGGAGATACCAGTACCACTGATAACCATCCACATTCCGTACTCAACAAGCTGGTTGACACCACTCAATTCCATGTTCTTGACTGCGATCACATTGCCAATCACCTCATCTAGAATCAGCCCCCCAAACGTTGGGGTATTTCCGAACGGGTTGCTGGCAGAGGCGGCTGTTCCGACACCATTGATCCAAAGGGCCATGATCTGCCCAGTTGGTCTTTGTCCTGGTGTCCACAACTCCACCTCATACTCCACGCCAATCTCCCCAATGACTGCATCAAAGGGGTTAGCACCATCTGTAATGAAAAAGAATCTTCCAACATCATACAATGCGGCTGCATCTGCCTGCAATGTTGTGCTTCTGATAAACTTTCTCGGACCCCCAGTGTTCAAGATCTGCTGTGGAACATCCAGCTCCAATGGGGCCCACATATTGCCATTAGCTCTCACATGGTACGTGGAAGCAATCTGCAAGGTGCGAGGGTTGGTGTCACTCGACTTTGGGTCGAGCAACATTATGATTTGTCCTGCCTGAGTGGCAGCACAGCGCGGGTAATAGATGAACTTGAGCCTCCTAAAACGGTAGGTCTCAAAATTATTGGCCACTCCTGACAGCCAAGGGAACACTGTGGAGAGGCCAGGTCCGACCGCTTGGGCATGGTTCACAGTGAACGCAAGTTTGCCCAGAGGCCAGTCGAACAATTCGGAGTGCGCTATTACAACACACTCCCCATTACTGCGAATACGAGGATTGGTACTCTTCATGGTCTTATTGACGGCAAGGTATGCTCCCTTGCCCCCGGGTTTAGCTCCGGGTTTAACAGCTTTCTGCTGCTTGGGTTGGTTAGATTTCTTCATTATGGGATACCGACGAGAATTTTAAAAGAATCGGGACTGTTCATGAGCAGATGCCAACACTAGATGTGTCTCAGATCCGTGCAGTCTCTTGGCATTTTGTTTAGCGTGGAAAATTTTATGGATTTGGCAAGTCCAACCACTTTGGTCTCACGCGGTACTACGTTGTAGTTTTGCTTTCAGCCTAAGATTCAGCATGTGGTGTGAAGCCGGCGGGTGACAAGCCCACCTCAAGAAAATGTCTCAAGCATAATTAACACATCACAAGTACCTTCAAAGGTCATCATGAGCAACTAAGCATAGTAGGGAACTTCAATCCCAACACCATACCTCATCAACAACAACAATGCAGCGTGCACTGCTCACCCCAACATATAAGGATGTCTCCCGGGGCTAGCTACCCCCCTCACACTACCATATGTGAGGTGCCATAAACACTGGCTGTGTCGGTGACCTGAATCGGGTCAAACCAATCTAATCTCATACTACTGTACTTCTTCTCCAATGCAACCTGAAGATCAGGGGTGATGCCAAACGCTTTGAAAAATGAGACACGAGAACATGGGTGTGGCTCGCGGAACTTTTGTTCCATTCCATGAGCTAAAAAATCCATGCCTGTTTCCAAAGGCTTCTCAACAAGCCGCCGTTGTATGCGCTTGCTAATGGAGGTTCCACGACACATCATTTGATAATACTGCCAGAGAACAGGTACGTCCCCAGCTAAAGCCAACCCACATTGGCCAATTGCATTTCGATGATAATGGAAATCCGACTCAGTGGTGATAGGTTTCACTACAGCGAGGTCTTTATCCAGCGTAACACGTGGGTCGCGTACCATCCGCCAAACACCTGGGACAATTTCCACAGGATGTGCCTGGCAGAACGCAACTTTCTCAAGTACGTCTACTGGTTCCTCAACTTTCATCACAAACCCAAGGTTTGCAAACCAAGCCGGTAAGTCAGCGAAAAGGTGGCTATGCTGACGTTCGCAAATTAAGACAGAATCATCACCGTCATTAATGAGAGACACCCGAAACAACTTTGTTCTCAGATATGACCAAATGAGTAAGCACATCAAAAGGACATTACCAAGTGCAGTATTCATATCACCGGACATGCGTGATCCCCTAACAGTATACTTAATTCTACCGTCCGGGGCAAACACCACTCCAATGTTAACTAACTGCAACACTAACAAGAACCGTAACCACGGATCATGAAAGATAGAGTTGTAAACTGAGTGTTCGAATTGCAACATGGCTTCGGCAACATGCTGATCCCAACGGGATGCATCCATGCCAATTGCAACAGGATCACGATAAGAATGCCATACCTTCGCTATAGCTTCTCCTCTCTGATCGGCGTTCTTGCCTTTCATTACCACCTTCTCTCGGAACATTCGATTGATGGCCTTATAGATCATAGGCTCACACGCTTTTGTGTACAGTCCGAGCTCATAACAGTATCTAGGGTCACGAGGTTGAATGACTCTTGGATCTGGATCGCTCTTGGCGGTTACGTTAAGCTTTTCGGCCTTAACAAAAGTCTTGAGAACGGCCTCCCTCTTTGTAATGGGAGTTATTTCATTGGCATCAGCCGCTGCTGTGTATCGCCGCAACTTGGATCCCCCAAGTGGAGCGAGAAACTCAGCGCGTGTCAAAGGTCGCACTCCCCAAGTATATCTGAGGAGCGCAGCCCGTGCTTCGCCTAAGGCACCGTTCACAGTCGCATAAGTGGGACGGAAGGGACGTGTCATCACACGAACCCCACCGACTTCTTCCCAATGGAAGAAAACCCTCTCAAGCAACCCACGTAACGCAGTCTGTACATCGCTACAATGCACACGCCATTGTACCCCCAGTCCATATTCCGCTAGGTGATACAAATACCTCCATCTTGAAGGACCAGTAGATTCGACCTTAATTGCCACTGAATCAGTCCCGCCTTCCTGCGCGAGTACTTGGATTAGCTGTGCTGAGTCTGCTTTCACAACAGCCAATCCTAAGGTCTTAACCGGTCCCCTTCAAGGGAGGGGCCTCATGAGGCCGACAATTCTATCCCGAACTTCACCACGCCCTAAAAGGGCGTCCCTAACCCATCCAAGGAATCCACCTTGGCCCAGCAGAAGAATAGCGAGATCAAGATCACGCTGACTGGGAATGAATGCTAGGGCAACACATCGAGATGTCAACATCTCAAGGTCCACACCCCTAACATCAGCACGGGCAGTTGTAATAATGCCGTGAATAACGCGTCGACACACAATCTCATTCGCTCGATTCAGCAAAAGGACCCCATGTCTAGCACGAAACTCACCTACAACCCACTGCTGGAAAACAGTGACGGGCTCTCCGTGGTAGTGTTGATCAACAATGTCAACAAACTCTAGATCCATCGGAAAGAAATAAAATCGGGCCATAAGCCTCACAAATGACACGAACATCAATATTGCCACAACGGTAAATATTGGTCGCCGCCAAGTGTACACAAAAACGTTAAAATCAATCAAAAGGTCAACAATGATATCAATAACAAGTACAATCTTGGACTTAGAGTTGGCTGCGACCTCTACGCACGCCAACAACATCACTATGGATAAAAATCTCCACATGAATACACTCTACTTTTTGTCTTCAAC